GTATACGATCCTAAACCTTGCTGACCACTACTAACAGCGACCACTGGTTCTTCAGCTTCAGTATCTAAGATAATAGAGTTGAACGCATCGATAACGTCTTCAATAACACTTGGCTTGATGACTTTTAACTGAAGCTTTCTATCATTCTCTTCTTTGACTCTTTCCAAGAATGTAACTGGAGTCAGAATAGAAGGAGCCACAGTGTTAAAGTTTTCTGTGATATAATCATCGAACTCAGTTGTATAAAAGTCTTGAGCGGCTTTTTCAGTCGTGAATGTGTCTGTAGCATCAAAAGTACTGACGCCGTCTGTGATGGATCCTGCTGACTCATACGCGGTTATATTGTGATAAAGCTGATATTCTGCAGCGCTGGTATTATAGTAGTACAAACCAATAATAGTATTTGCAATTCTATCGCCATCAGTATCAATAAGTCTATACAGCTTTACCTCACGAACTTCTTCATTCAATCCCTTTGCTGCATTGGCCAAAGATTGGGTGTCATAGATATCATCTAGATTATACGCTGTTGTAGATGTATTGTACAACAAAAACTTTGTCTGAGTACTAACTACATCTGCAAACAACGAGTTGACATTGAAATACTCACCAGCTGCGTTCTCAAAGTGGTGTGTGGCATTATATTCTTTTGTTGTACTAGTTTTGATAATTTGATTATTATCAGCATCAAGCAGTACTTCGCCTGCAATAAAATCCGCAGCACTAGTTTTATCGTAAATTAGCTGGTTAAGATCTAATCTTTTTTCTTGTACTAAACCGGTAGCACCTGAGGTCAATCCTCTAAAGGTTGTGCCTTTTTTAAAGACATTACTCAGATTACTACTTGTGACAATAACGTCATGCGAGTAATCGTATTTTGCTTTTTCTTCGACTTCTCTACTACTTAACGGCCAGCCATGAAGTCTAATGTCGTCATTTAGAAGATAGAATGTCCAGTAATAATCTGTAGTTCCATATAAGTCATGCGAAACCTGATCCGGTCTATCTCCGTCTTGAATATTATAATAGGTATAAGAAGCAATATCGTCTTTTACTTGATCTAAGATATCAATATAGACGTTTAAATTTGTAAACTGTACAGGTCTTACCTTGTTCCCAAAGTAATAATCGATCTGAGGAAAGTTCTTAAAATAAGACATTAGAATCCCTTCTCAATATCATCTCTAACAAGGTTGTGTTCTTCCTGATACGACATTGAAATAGAAGTCTGAGTAAACTTTCCATCGTGATGGAATGATGTGGTTTCTCCATTATATGTCGTATTGAATGATGTCAGATAGCACGGTAAGATTTTGGGAGCAACCTCTGTATTTCCATAAAATAATTCAATTTCGAAAATTGTAGGAAATTTAAATGCACTAATAATATCTCCACCTAAAGTAGCCGGATACATGTGGTATCTAAAAAACTTTACGATCTTTTCAATTTCAGAAGCTTCGGCCGATGACGTCGGAAGCATATTAAAATTAAAGTTAAAACCTCTAAGATTTACATTTCTGAACATTGAGTAAGTATGAGTCCTCGGAACTTGAGCGGTGCCGATCATTGCACCAAATTTAGTTCCAGTTACAGTTCCTAATGCTTTAGCGAATGTTCCAGCAGCCAATTCACCGGCATCCGCACGACCAGCTCCAAACTCTTCAGAAACAGATCCGCTGACGGCCCGTAAAAGTGTTTGTATTTTTTGACCTATACCACCGTTAACTTGTGTAAACGCTTGTGCGCCTCCTTTAACTGCAAAATTGGCAGCATTTAGTTCGGCATTTTCATACTGCATCTCATCAGCAAAATTAAGTCCAGGAGGTAAAGCCAATTCTACTGTTGCGAGTCTACGTACTTTTGGAGTAATTTTTTTAATTTCTTGTGAAATATCTTCAATATCACCAAAAACATCTGGCCCCGTCGAGGCCGGTGAAGGCGGAGTATCAATTGTTCTTTCAAGTGCAGTAAATGTTATTTTTCCTGGATATTTTTCAGACGCCAATCCATTATTATCTTCATATGGATAGCGGTATATATTGCGCTTATTTCTGGAAGATGACCTTATTGTAGCTTGAGGCATGTACTGTTCCTGAATAAATACATATTGGTTTAAATTATTTATATGGCTTTCATGAAAACTTACAAAGGTAGATACAAGATAAAAAAACCAGAGAAGTATTCAGGAGATCATACTCAGGTTATTTATCGATCATATTGGGAAAAGTTTGCATTTATGTGGTGCGAGAATCAGAGTCAAATCAAATCATGGTGCTCTGAAGAAACTGTTATCCCGTACATCAGTGCGGTTGACAACAAAGCACATAGATACTTTGTGGACTTGAAGATCAAGACTTCGGATAATAGAACTATCCTGGTTGAGATCAAACCAAAGAAACAAACCAAGCCTCCGGCTGGTAAAAGAAAAACAAAACGGTATATTACCGAGTCATTAGAGTATGTTCGTAATCAATGCAAGTGGAAAGCAGCCCAAGAATACTGTCTGGACCGAGGCTGGGAGTTTCAAATCTGGACAGAGGATACATTAAGACAAATGGGAATGAAGGTATAAATGGCAAGCTTATTCGATAAGTTAGAACTGGAAGCGTTTCGTGCCGGTATTACACCACGATCACGCCAATCCATGGCATGGTTTCGTAGAAAAGCATCCCAATTAAAACCAAGTCGATCAGGACTTCTCAAAGATCCGTCACTGACTTTGGCTAATAGACCTGCTATTGGCGGCATGTTTATGTATTTCTATGATCCAAAGACTAAAGACACATTGCCTTATTACGACAGGTTTCCATTAACTATTATGGTAGGACCTGCTCCAAAAGGATTCTATGGTTTAAACCTGCACTATTTGCCATTAGATATTAGAGCAAGATTCTTAGATTCGCTGCTTGACACTATAAATAATAAACGATATGATGAGACTACAAGATTTAGAGTATCATACGACATGTTGAACAGAGCATCTAAGCTTAGAGCGTTTAAACCTTGTTTCAAGAGATATTTGACTTCTAATATTAGATCCAGACTTGCCCGTGTTGATGCTCCTGAGTGGGAGATTGCAACATTCTTACCGACTGCTGACTTTGAGAAAGCTTCGAGCAGAACAGTGTACAGAGATTCTAGAAGAAAGATGGTAGCTTAATGGCGAGTATTGAAACATTAAAATCAAACATTGCTAGAGGTTTTGCCAAAGCAAACCGGTTTGAAGTACAACTGCCACCTTTAAACAGCATTCCTAAAATTACAACTAGTAGTATCATTGACTTTATTACAGGTGAACAAAACATTTCGTTCGATCTGGGTGGAGTAATCGACACCGTTGCAGATGTAGTTCCTGAGTTTTTGATTGATGCTGCACTACAAAGAGTTGGCATTGAGAGAACTGCAGTTCCTCCTCAAGACCTTGGTACTATACCAGGCCTTTCGTTTGGACCTAGGATTGATCTGGATGAGTCTAGAAGAACTTCTTTGTTCTGTACGTCCGTCAACATGCCCGGTAGACAGATGACAACAACAGACAGAAGTATCGGCATGGTTACACAGGCGATGCCATACGGATTTGTCAATGATGAAGTACAAATGGTCTTTAGACTTGATCAAGACTATACTGCATACAGATATTTTTGGGAATGGCAAACCAGAATTCTAAATCCCAATAACTTTGAGATGGGATATAAAAAAGAATACGCCAGAGACGTGACAATCTCCCAGCTCAGTCAAGAAGATGATAGCACAGTCTATAAGGTAAAACTGAGGGATGCTTTCCCCAGAACCGTTAATGCCATTCAGCTGGCAGACGCAAATAGTAACGTTATCACTGAATTGACCGTAGATATAGCATACACCTATTGGGAACCGGAAAACGTCAATCAGATTATTGGCGGCAAAAACACACCACAGATTCTTAGAACCTTGGGTGAAAGAGTAGTTGAAGCATTTAATTAATATTATTTTGGAGTAAATTATGTTACCAAAACTTAATGATACCATGCAATATACCATGGTAATTCCTTCACAGATGAAAGAAGTCAAATTCAGACCGTATCTTGTGAAGGAAGAAAAGACAATGATGTTGGCACTTGAGTCAAATGACGCCAGACTTGTCTTAGATACTATTGCATCTACGGTGGAAAGTTGTCTGATTGACTATGAAGGTAGTGTCAGAAAGCTGACGACCTTTGATATTGAATATATGTTCTTACAGATTCGTTCTAAGTCTGTCGGTGAATCTGTTGAGTTAAACGTTTCATGTCAGGAATGTCAACATACTCAGCAGCACACCCTGGAGTTTGATAAGATCAAACCTCCTGTTGTAAACAAAAAGCTAAAGACCCTAATCGAGATCACTGATACGATTAAGATTCAGATGAAATATCCGTCATATGTGGATCTGATGAACAGTACCTCAGGTGAAGTCTCAGGATCTGAGAATGAAAAAGCGCTTTCGACTATATTCAGTGCAATCATCTCCTGTATCGACTATATCATGGTAAACGATGAGGAAAAGATCTCGGCTGAAGATTACACATATGATCAACTGGTGGAATTCATTGAACAGTTTACGTCCGCTCAGTTCAACAAACTAAAAGAGTTTATTGTTTCAGTTCCAAACCTAGAACATGCAGTTAAATGGAAATGCGGAAGCTGCGGTCATA